AGAAGTTAGCTCTGTATTTTTGACCAAAGCTACTTCATAGTTTTGATTTGTGGTTGGCAGAACTTGTACTCTGTTTGGCAACACCACAGATCCCAAGGTGGAATTCCCAAGCCGGATGGATACTAACGGCACGAACGTACTGCCAATTGTTGTGCGTACTGCGGTGCGTCGCGCCACATGATCTATCGACGTCTGCTCAAACCCGCCTTCCGATACGACAGAAATACAGATTGCCTTCATCGAAGCCGCCACTGCCGATGTGGTAAAGATTTCGTACCGCACCGGCAGGATGGCCGTGGTCATGTACACAGAAGTTATGTCATTAGCATTGTTAAATGTATGGCAGACAATGTATTCACCATTGATGATGAAGCCACAACGAACGGAACCAACGCCCAACCATTCAAAATCCATCCACAAAATCTGTGCCTTTGACGGATCAAGCGTATAACCGCTTGCGCCCGTGCCATCCAGCTTGTCACCATTCCAACTGGACTGATTGACAGTACGTGCATCGCTAGGCGTACCCGGAGTCGGGATAGAACTTGAGCGCAGGACAAACGAATACACACCATCCACACGCTGGAAGAACACACCGTTCTGGGTATTGAAATAGCCCACACGCTGCGTGAGATCCAAATTCTGGCTGCTGTCCATCACAAAGGATGCAAGAATTAGCAAGCCTTTGCCGGGCTGATATGGGAACGACCTGTAAGATTGACGTATTACGGAACCTACACCTGCGCCAGTCACCTCCATCTTGACCGCAGCCTCGTTGGATAGGAACGACGTCGTGCCGGTGCCCGTTGTAGCTACATCAAACTGGTTGTCCGGGGCGTATCTGTTCTGACTATCAAACAGCGTGTATGGCTGACTTACTCGCAGCCGACCAAAGGCATCCACATTGGTGCCCCCGATTGAAATGGGTAGTGTCGATGAGTTAGCCATAAGCTGTGCAATAAAGTTGTCTAGCTGCGCAAAGTACAGACGCAAGACGTTGTTGAGCTGATCCTGATACTGACGGCTGTAATCCGTCGGCGCAACAGGCAAAGCCGGTGCTTTTGTCTGGCTGAGTGTTATTACCTCTGTAGTAACAATCTGTGTACTCATCGGCGACCATCAGGACGTACATCAATTCTGGGAGCACCTAGCTGCCACTGGCATCCAATCTGGTTCGACTCAATCTTGAACGCCATCTGACGACCACGCAGTCTTGTGTACACAATCTCCGTGAACTCCTGCACCGTGTAGTTACGCACAGAGTTGTAGCTCTGAGCCGATTGCACCGTCGGGCTTGCTGCGGTTCCGTACGGCGAACCCGGATTCTGCCGAGGACGCAGGCTAAACGTCACCTGCGGCTTATCTGGCGTCGGCGTACTTGATCCGTCAAACGTAATGTCCGGGATCATCCTCCACACAAAACCATAGTTGTGGCCGTCCCCAATATCAAAGTCAGAAGACTGGATGTAGGCGTTGATCGGATTAACCGTGCCGTTCAGCTCGATGTCATCGTTGCCGCTCTCGTGGTACACAACCGTGCGGCTGTACGTGGCTGCCATAGGATTCTCACGCAACGGGCTATCCAGCCATGCCGTGCGTCCGAGAGTGCCGTAGTACCAGACTTGATCAAGGTAGTTGTAGATCACGTACCGATCGATCACCGTCGAGTTGGCCGAGCAGTAGAACCACCAGATCTCACTGTATCCTTCGTTGGTACCAGCGAAGAACTGATCCTTCTGCTCAAGGTTGATGTTGCCATAAACATACTGACGCAAGCTACATGGTAATGTTTCCACGCGGCCGGTGTAAGCGTAGAACTTGTCCACACCCATCCAGTACGTGATGTTGTTTGCCGTGGCCACAGCGTTCGGGCCAACGATGGAGATGTTGTCCGACAGGATGTTGAAGCCCCATACCAAAGGTGGGCCTAGATACTGCATGGAGAATACTGCGCTGTCGGTAAATACCAAGATCTCTTGACGGGTCTGCTGGGCGGTAATGATGGCCGAGCCGGACGACAGCCGGAAGCTGCCAGCCTGGTTCGTGATTGCCGGCGTCCAGACGGTGTAATCCTCTTGGTCTGACCAGCGTATCAGCATGGGTTCTTGCGTCGTGCTGCCGTAGTCATTCACGCCAAACGTAATAACGAAGCGCGAAGAGTCAGACACCATCACAAAGTTGCACACGCTGGGGCAATTGGCATCCGTCTGGTACACGCCACTGCTTGTGCTGGATAGCAGGGTTGCCGGAGTATTAAACAACAGATTGCCGCCGCCGCTGTACGAGGGCACCCACATGTACAGCGCACCGCCGCGAGGGTTGATGATCAGATAGTCGCCATAGTTGGCCTCTGACCACAGACGTAGCTGCTGTGGGATACCAAACGCTGCTGACTGACCCCAGCCGGTAAACGAATTGGCACGGTAAACGATAGTGCCGTTTGAGTGTGTGGCTGCAATCGTGCCATTTGCTCCGCGCGTCACACCCGTGAACGTCGTGGAAGTATTACCAGTGTAAGTTCCAAGCTCCGAATCCATCAGGATCGTGCCAGTAGCATTTGAGAAGCCAGTTGTCGATGTCACCGTAACCGTAGTGTTCGAAGCATCCAGTGCCGCACTAAGCGTTGTCTGCTGCGATCCAAGAACGAAGCCTCCCCACAGACCAGCACCCCAGCCAGTGGCATAACCAAACACAGCCTGACCTACGTTTATCTGATACGTGGCTGTTACAGTGCCGCCGCCGGTAGCATCAGCATTAGCCGCAGCCGGAGCAATGATCGTGTACGTGTTCGTGCTGACATAGGTGATACGGAACTCACCGTTCAGCGTCAGGCCAGCTACAGCACTTGCACCGGAGAACGTCACATAGTCACCGTCCACCGCGCCGTGATCAGCGTCAGTCACAGTGACAATCGTAGAACCGTTGGTCGTGGTGAAAGGATTGGTCAGCGTTGCCGTTGCACGTACGGGCGTGATGTCGTTGTAAACACCGCCGCTCTCGATGTAGTACTTGACGTTCGTGCCGACGCCCAGCAGGTTATACCCGCGCAGCGTCACCCAGTTCCACAGGGTACGGGCAGTTCCTAGATACGTGTTGCTTGATATTGGTTTCCAGCCACCAAGCTTCTGAGGATAGCCAGAACGAAACCGGATCTTGTCGCACTCAAACCAGCCGCCCTCGTTGGCAAGCGTAGTTCCTTCCCTGTTAATCCCCGGTCTCAGTTGCATTTTCTGTAGGGGCACTTTATACTCCTAAGAAGGGGGATACTATGAAAACATATTTATACATTTGGTTCAGACCTGACTGGTCTCCATTCTATGTAGGCATCGGCAAGACATCAAATCGCTGGAAACCTGCAAACGCCAAGAAAAACAGAAATAGTGCTTGCGTGAACGTTGTCAATAAATATGGCGCAGAAAACATCAAAGTGCAACGCATGTTCTTCGACACTTGGGAAGACGCTTGTGCTGCTGAACGGTCGCTTATTGCCTGCTTTGGTCGCGTAGACAACGGCGGAGTCTTGTACAACTTTACCGACGGTGGAGAAGGAAACGTCAACCCACCAGAAGCCGAGCGTGAAGCCAAAAGATTGCGGTTGCTTAACCCAAATAATCCATTACGAGAACAGCACAAAATAACTAATTCTGATCCAGAAATCCATGCAAAACGTGTTTCCGCTATACGTTCCCCGGAAGTACAAGCCAAGATCTCTGCCGCTCTGAACGATCCAGAAAAGAAGGCTGCCAGACTAGCCAAGCTGCGGGCAACCATCGCTTCGCCTGAATACCAAGACAAACTTGCCTTGCGCCGCAATCCCAAACCAGTCAAGCGCACGCCGGAAGAGCTGAGAGAATACCGCCGCAAGTTGCTGACCGAGCGCAACAAAGACCCGGAATACAATACAAAACGAGTTGCCGCGCTCAAGCAGGCATCACTGAAGATCAGTGAGGGGGTGAAGCAATCTGCTGAGGTACGGGCTGCCACAATGAAAACCCCCGAAGTTCAAGCTAAGTTACGCCGGCCAAAAACTGCCGAACAGAAACAAAAAATATCAGAATCACAAAAGCTGCGATGGGCTGAAAGGAAGGCCATGTCATCCACCTGACTTGTACGGGCGTGTGCCCTTCTTGTCGATGATGAGCGCCATCTTTCTAGGTTTTGCGTCCCGTGTGTTTGGAATGCTTACATGCGTCCAACCACCTCCACGCACCGGGTCAGAGAACTCCCGGATGACCTGATCGTATGGCAACGTGGAAGCAATGATACGCTTTACCACCTGCTCTGGCACCATCCCGGACACACGAATATCTGCCGCTGTGCCGTGGCAGTGCTGGCTAGTCTTGGATCCACGGATAGCTGCGTTGACTTCCGGGCTGCGATAGGCTGAGTTGATGCTGATAGGTTTGCCAAGCAGCGCGCGCAACGACTCAAGAAAAGCAGCCAGCCGGCGCAGGTTCAGCAGATGATTGTTCTGAGGCGTATTGTCCAGACCGTTCCTGGCGGCGTAATCACTGACGGTCAGCTCCTCCAAGGAAAAGTTGGGCGATAGCTTCATTTCTTCATCAGCTCCTTCGTCTTATCCTTTGAGCTTTGGCTGGAACCGAAGAAGAAGTTCAGGATGGTAGCCACCACAGTGCCAAGAATAAAGCCCAGCACGGTATCGACGAATCTGATGTTCTTTTCTGGAATGTCAACTACGGTAATCAAGACGATGTACCCGACGGCGAAGGCAGACCAGAACCCGGCAAGGATGTACACAAACCTGCGCACCCACGGGTCAGCATTTTCCATAGCCTTTTCCTGCATGTCGCGGGCGTCCTGCGTGTTCTTCAGATCAATCTCTGCCATGAACTCAGCGTGCTTCATTGCCGCCATTTGCAGGTCAGCCAGCTTGCCATCGTCCAGTACGCCGTCTTCGTTAGGGGTCAGCTTGATGCCCAGCTTCTCTTCTACGTGCTCGACGCCCTTGTCAAGAACAGCGTCGGCAACCTTTTGGAGTCCAGCGCCAGCAAGCTGAGACAGGATAGGGGCAAGCAGCATCGGCACCATTACTTTCCCTCCGCGATAACCTGATCGTCGCCCTTCTTGACCGTCACCTTGCCGTCCTCAACTTCAACGCGCATGGGAGCTTCCTTGCGATCCAGACGATCCAGCTTATCGATCAACTGCTTCATCACGGCAAACTCAGGCTTCTCTTCCTTCTGGCTGGCTCCAGCGATGCTGTTCAACATCTGGATCAAGGCAGTCAAAGACGCACCCAGCAGACCCATGACGGCAGCCATTTTGGATTCTTCCAGCCAAAGACTAGCAACGACGCCGATAACCACAATCGATACGATGGCAGCTAAACCAAACTTACCGATAGCCTTGCCAGCCACCTCCTTCGCAGGGGATGTGGCCTCCAGCTTGGCAAGCTCAACTTCAGCCTCCAGTTTTACTTTTTGCAGTTCAGCGTCCATTACCTACCTCAAGCAGCTTCGTTAGCTTTCCACGAGGTCGTTGCCTCATCCCATGAGTACATACCGCCATCTGTCGGCATATCCACAGGAGCCTTCCACTGGCAGGTGTCTTCGTTCAGAACCCACGAGGCAAAAGGTTTGGGAGGGATAAACGCATCACGCTGCTCGTCATAGGTATAACCCTGACCAGCGTAGTTCTTGCGCTTGTTGCCGTTGTAGCTGGTCTGTACCCAGCGTCCACCCAGCAGGCGCTCGCAGAAAGCAGCACCGATGTGCTCCTTCTCAATGCCGTTAGCATCAGCAGTGTCGCGGTTATCTACAACAATGACTCGCACGACTACATTATTACTATCAAGTTCACAGAAGTGCGCCACATTTATCTCCTTGCAAATGCACCATGAAATTTTTGCCGAGCTTCATTTGCAACCAACTCAGCAAACTCAAAATTTTCAAAATACCCAACAATCATTTTCTTTCGATTGACAGAAAGAGCAACACACCATTTGTTCATTTTCTTTTCCCAATGAACATTTTTGCAACCAGACTTGTTGTTCTTGTGGGTAACGCGATTAAGGCAATTCATCTGCTGCGTCGTTTCCCTCAAGTTCTCAATCTTGTTGTTAGACCTGTCATTGTCTGCATGGTCAACAACCTTTGGCAAGTATCCATGATGATATAAAAATACCAATCTATGTACAGAATAAGCCTTCTTGTCTACAACCAATCTGTGATACCTGTGATGCTTTGTGATTGGCGTAGGCTTATGCTCTTGCCCGGTGGATTTCCAAAAGAACGCCCCGTCCCTGTACTCATACAGTTCCTTCAGGCGCTCTTGAGTAATCATTACTCTTCTCCTAATTGCAGTCCAGTTAAGCTCTCATCGACACCGATGTGCCCCTTGAGAAAGGTATTAAATGCAATGCTGACACGGGTTTCTGTGCCAACCTTCGTTTCAACCATGTGCTCAAGATGCGACGGGAACAAAATCAAGTCGCCTGCACCTACCTCAAACCACCAGCTCTCAGAGTTCCAGTGATTCCATGTCTGGGGCGCTACCTTGATACGCTCGTAGCCGCTCTTGTAAAAGTAAATCTTGTCTACCGACCTGTCAGCCTGCGGGTAGAACACACCGCTGATAAAGCTGTTCGGATGAGCATGTTTGTGGTGATACTGCCCCGGCTCCGTATAGTTTGCCCATGATTGTGTGACGTACAGAGCTACATCGCCCTTGGGATCATGCACCGTCTTGAAGTATTCCAGCATCGCGTCCTCGATAAAGTCGCGGATGTCTGTTAGTTCCTTGTGGCGCAGGATGGTGCGGTCTGCACTGGTCACGTTGCCTTGGTTCGGGTACTTGTCTTGGCCCATGACGAAGTCAAGCTCTGTCTTGGTCAGATCGCGACCGAGGCGGAAAAACCCGATAGGCAGCGGGAAAAGATTGTGGATATTCATGCCACCGCCTTGTCAAACTCACGCTGGCGACCCAGCAGTTCTTCCAGTTGTTTCTTTGTCCACACAGTATTAATGCTGTCCTCGAAGGCTTTGATCTTTTCCATCGTGTCATGCACCTCTTCCATCGTCGGGCATGGACGCTCATCTTCCCAGACGCTGAAGAAGTTGTTGGTGATTTCCCACCGTGCGCCCGGACGTAGCAGGTGCATCGCTGTATCAATACCCCAAAGCATGTAAACTTTCTTCTCCACTCTCACTCTCCCTTTATGAGTTTAGTTTTAGGATAACTATGCCTGAACCACCTGATGGCCCCTGACCATCTCCAAGCTCGCCAGTACCACCACCGCCTCCGCCTGTGTTTGCAACTCCGGCTGTGGCTTGAGTTCCTAGATTGCCGCCGCTTCCCCCACCGCCTGCGCCACCACTAGAAATAACATTTCCGGGAGAGGAACCACCACCGCCACCACCACCAAACTTAAACTGCTTCCTGTAATAGTGCTTGCTAATCCAGCGCCACCATTTCCTCCAATGCCCCCAGCGGTACTATTTCCTCCTACAGCTGTAGCTCCACCACCACCTCCGGCTGCCGGGCTATTTCCAGAGCCGCCATTGTTTCCTTGTGATGGTGTGGTAACTGGTGTATTGCCAGCGCCTGAAGCGCCAGTGCTTCCAGCACATCCACCGCCGCCACCAGAACCGCCAGCTCTGCCAACGTCATTCCCAGTATTGCCCGCTCCACCGCCACCACCATTTGCAGTGATAGTGCTAAAACTTGAATTGCTTCCGTTTGATCCCTTGTTGCCCGTGCCAGTTGCTCCTATACCGCCTGCACCAACTGTAAGTGCGTAAGATTGTCCAGAAACTACCGGGAAAGATGTTCCAGTTCTTGTGCCACCAGCGCCACCGCCTCCGCCACGGTTTGTCCCGCCGCCCCCACCACCAGCAACAACAAGGTAGTCGACACTTGTCACGCCCGGAGGAGCAGTCCATGAAGCTGTGCCAGTAAACGTCAGTACGCCTGTCTGTGGGGCTAGGTAT